TGCTTGACTTACTTAATAATACGAGTTACAGCACCCTGATTAAACCCGTTATCACGATCATATTTCGCTAAGCCGCCGATAGAAATCTCCGGCATTTTTACCGTATCCCCGCCGCTGTATTTTACATTCTGTGCATTAGATTCCATCCATCCGGAAGTCGCACCTACCAACATTTGCTTATCCAGACTCTGCTGGAAATTCTTTGCATATTCAAGTGTATTAATTGCCATTGTCTAATTCTCCTTTTTTTATCAAATACCTAACGCCTGTTCAAATTGCTGCTGCACAGTCAGTTTTGCCGCATCGCCGCCATCGGAACCTGATCCGGGATGGATGCCATCCACTTCTTTTTTCTGTTTACCCACGGCATCAAACAAATACGCGTCTGATTTCTGCAGCTCTTTAATTTTTTCGGAAAGTCCGACGACTTCCCCTTTCTCGTCCAGCTTTGCGTCTTTCAGATCCAGCAGAGCGCGGGCAGCTTTAGTATTCTTTGCCTTTGCCGTCGTCAGCGAACGCTCTACTGCCGCATCCAGTTTCATCTGCGCAAGCTGCGTAGCATGTTCTGTTTCCATAGTCTTGGCAGCTGCCTGCATAGCCTCAATCTGTTTCTTAAGGTCCGCATTACTGTCATTGTTCTTTTTTAAACCTTCAATCTGTTTTGATAATTCCCCTTTCTCTTTTTCGGCATTCTTCAAGGCTTCGTTTTTTTCGTTGAACTGCGACTTGGCCACATAATTTTTACCATAATCCTCTGAAATTTTCGTGACCTGTTCATCAGTCAGTCCCAATGCCTTTAACTCTTCTTTTGTCATAATGATCTCCTTTCGACTTTTTATCGTGGTTTATCCCCCACACCGGAAATACCTGTTCTTTTTCGCCTGCAGTACGGAAAAGGCAATATAAAAGCACCCGTTAAGAGTGCTTTTGAAAACGTATGTTATTTTTTATTCTCTACCAATCTGGATGAGTAGTGATTTTAGTAATGATATCTTCGGCAATATTTCTGTCATCTTCATTTAATCCCTGTATATTATCAGCAATAGCATCCACTAAATCCGCGGCTTTCTCATCTTCCATTACATCAGCAAAACTGAAATGCATTTTTTTTAAGAACATCTTTTCTTTTTCAGTAAACTCATATTGTAGAATCATCTTATTTCCCTTTCTTATATTTTTTCAATCGAGATTTACCTGTCGGCCACGATGTAATAATAACCCCCGTGTCAGGATTTATATTCACAGTTGTAGCTTCACCGATAAATCTCTGCGAGTTTCCATTTTCTTTTACTACGACCTCTCCAACATGCAGTGGATTTATCAATGCATCTCTAATACCAGCTAAATCAAGATTGCGGACATCTGCCCTTTCCTGCTGGTGCTTAGACAGCTTGGCAATAGTAATTCCGTTACTGGTTTTTAACCCGGTCAACGCACCAGTATCGGTATTCTTTACGTATTTATTATACCATTCCTCATAATGCAAATCACCTTCAACAAATACCGTCTTCCCTGTTGATAGGTCACGTGCCGCCCTCGTGACCTCCTGACTATCAGTAATTCCTTCAATGTACGGGATCGTAGTCGAGCGGCAGTAGCAATGGAACGGTGGCATAGTAATTCCCGGCTTGGCGTCTTTTCTGTCAAATACTTTTTTATCCAGATGCCGGCAAATATCCGACGTCTTCACATCCAGCACAGCCAGTATCTGATATTGTTCAACATCCAACGCGTTGTAGGTATCCAGCATTGCCTTTTCCTGTATATAGGCTGTTTCCGTTTCTACTAAACGACGGGCGTTGCTGAATGATACATTAAATCGTTTTTGTACCCGATTAATTAACGGTGCCACACCTTCACCAATCATAAAAGACCGTGTCATTTCTGTCTGCAAAGTATTCATGAGCTGCGCTTTATTTTCCCATATCCTGCCTGAAAAATCCTTTCCGTCACTTGCCCACGGCTTGGATACTGCAGTTTCTATATCCTGCTTTGCCACTTCCTTAAATGTGGAAAACTTGCCTTTCAATTTTTGCGCTTCATACGCCGTTTTGTAAACGCTGTCTTCATATACTTCAGAAAGCAAACTACGCATGCTTAGATTTTGCGATTTTGCCAGTTCTTCAACATACCGTGATGTCTTAATATATAATTCCTGGCTCCTGTCCAACCGTGCGCGAATCGAAGCTTTATCCAACATTTTGATATATTTTTGCGGAAGGTCTTTCTTCTTTGCCAGCTTGATATATTCTTTTAGTGTCAGCTGAAATGCTCTTAACTCCCGTGTATCAAGCTCTTTTCTCGCATCAGCCAGAGACATTTCATTTTCTTCTGCGTACCGATAATACCAGTCCAGCACTTCCTTTCGCAATGATGTCAGGGCTCTTATATATTCCCTGCGCATAGCAGCCGTGACGGTTTCCGCTTTCCCCATCTGCTGCTGTTTCAATCTTTCAAAACGCTTTTCCCAGTAGTTCATTCTTCAGTACCGTTAGGCGCATTTACCGCATAATCAGGCATAAGAACCTCAGCATTTTCCTTTTCAAGCCGTGCCAGTTCTTCCGCCGTATCTTTCGTCCATGGATGATTAGCCACAATGGTTTCCTTACTGATGATCCCGACAGAGTTTTTGCAGTTCTGAATGACTTCCGATTCATTGACGGGCGTATCCCTGTTAAAGATGAATTCTACTTTATTTTTATCTGGATTTGTGCCGCTAATGCGTAAAAATGTATTCACAAACCACATCAGCTGTTCCAGACTTGCCTGAAATTCCATCTCCATATTATTGGCATCTAAGTCTATATCGCTGTAAATAGAGCGGATATTCATCTGATTGGGGTTGTTTGCCATTCGGTCATCTTTGGCATCAAAACCATGGCCGTTCTCAATAATCGCCTTCTTTAGCAATCTGATAATCAAGTCATAGTTATCCGCGTTGACTTCAATGCTAAGCGTTCGTACATCGCCTTTTCTGTCTTCCGTTCCTACCTTGATTACACCGTAAGCAATTAAGTTTCGGCGGAATTCCGATAAATCCTCACCCTCGTACCCCTCTAAAATCAGAATGGTACTTCGAATGTCTTCCGCCATGTTATCACTATAATTACTTAAGAGTTCATTCAGGGCGTCCTGCAGACCCTTCACACGGCTTATCAGCGGCAGTTCCCGATTATTGTACTTGAATGCAATCAGCGGCACCCTGTCCCAATTAAATGGCTCCCCGTTCACCGTGAGGTAGTCAGCGTCTGTCTGTTCTACATCAAGAATAAGCTTTTTACTGTCCGTGTAAATGTATCGACGTATGCCTCCTGTCGTATAGTGCTCTACTTTCCATATGATTTTCGGCTGCGTGCCCTCATAAGTAAAGACAGAATAGATCCGCAAAAATGAGTCCAGTATTTCATGTTCCTCATCCACCCAAAACGGAAGAACCTGTTCCGGAGCAAACCTCTTGAACCGAAGCTCACCATTTGAGATGTACGGATGTAGATATCCAAGCCCGCAATTCAGTACGTCCGTTCCCAAATTTTTCAGACATCGGCGGAACGTTTGATTAAATATGGTATCTAACTGTTTACCATATCCTTCATCATCTGTCCGTACTTCCAGCGGCTTAGACAACAGATAGCTTACTTTTTGATCTACCAGTTCCGCATAGCGGTTATCCACAATCCGATTATTCGGTAAACCATTAACTGTCCGAGTATTGCCGTTCGCATCTACAGCCTGTCTTTGTTTATTTAAAATATCATGGTCTCCATCAAAGTACCGCTTGCCGACAATCATCTGATTTCGTTTCCCTGAATCAATCCATGCTTGAAGTTCCAGTTCCAGAAACTCTATTTCCGTGAGCCCGCTGCCGCTCCCACGGCGTATGATATTATTCCACAATGCATTTAAGCTAAGATCCATCGTCCACCGCCTATGTTAAAAATTGAATACCGCTGCCTCTCCGCCCGAATCGCTCCATGGCATACCTCATGGCATCGAGCAGATGATTAAAATCGTCAATTGGTTTATTCACTTGATTATCAAATTTATCTTTATCCCACGTGTAATTACCTATTTCCGTGAGGAAATTAACGCAACGCGGATGAATAACAATTTTATAATCTTGTATCAGCTGTATCCCGTTCAGTATGCTGTCTCTGCCTTTTTTCGCAGCATGAATACGAGTCAGCCCCAATGCACGGAGCTGTGCGATTGACTTAGGTTCCGCGCTGTCGGCCGTAATGTTTTCCTTGCTATATCCCATTCGGCTTATTTCTTGATAAATCATTTCATTGGTCAGGCCTTTTTTGTACATTTCATCAAATACATAAATCTCCCGTGCTTTCGTATCTACCAGCCCGCAGAAGAGCGCGGACGGGTCATTTGTATACCCGAAGTCAAGACCAAAAGCGGATTGCACACTTTCTCTTTTTGTAATTTCTGCAGTATCAAATGCCCTCTCTTCCCAGTTTTCATATACCAGTCCTTCAACGATACCCCAATCGCCAAGCCCCGCCACCTGATATCGTCTCGGATTATTCAGACGCATGCGCTCAAACATATTCCGGTCAGAATCATCAAGAAATTCATTACATCGATAGTTCGTTGTCTTTGCAAGAACATCATTATCTGCCTTATCAAAAAATCTCTTTTTGAGCCAGTGTTTTTCGTTCCACGGGTTAAAAGTCAGCGTTGCCTGCTTAAACAGTCCTTCCGGTACTTCGCCTCGTATAGATTCATCTATCGTATCGAATGCCGCCTCTGACGTAATTTCATACGCTTCCTCTGCCCACAGCCAGCAAAGCACACCAACGTCAACAGTGATAGAGGTGACTTTCAGCGAATCATCCAGTCCCCGAAAGAATATCTTCTGTCCTGTCGGTTTGTAGGTGATTTCAAGAGGGCTTTCCCTGCAAATAAAATAATCGTCCACCCCTAAGCGGTGTATTGCCCATTTAAGCTGCGTATAACAGCTGTCTTTTAGTGTTCTGAAAATTTTCCGTACCACCAGCAGGTTCGCTTCGTGATACTTCATCAGGTTGTAAATAAACCATAATGCTGCGGTAACTGACTTCTTACTCGCACGGCTGCCTTTAACCACCCGGTACCTGCCTTTGAAATTCCAGAAGTCCCTGTAACCGCCGCCGATAACATCCGGAAGATATATCCTATTGGCATTACTCATGGATTTCACGCTCTCCGGTGATGATCACAGGTACCATTTCAATCTTCGTATCAGAACTGAAAAGGTCGTGGCGTTTCCCCATTAACTCAAGTGCTTTTATCTGGTCTCTTGCAGAAATTTGTTTTTTTATTATCTTTGCTTCGCTGAACCCATCGCCGATACCTTCGGTAACGACTACTTCTTCTTTAAGTTCCCCTCTGCCTGCTTTAGACAGCCGCCACAGCGCTTCCGCTGCAGACATCATGCCGTCTTCAAAGACTTTGTCCTGCAATTCTTTAATACGGCTTCGAATATTAACATTCCTTAACAATCTACTTGCCAATGCTTCAGCCGTTCTTTTGCTGTATCCCGCTCGTATAGCTGCCTGCGTTGCGTTTAAATCAATCAAGTATTCAACGCAGAATTTTTCCTGCCTCGGTGTCACGCCACCACCTCCTTTCCTGCAATAAAAAGGCACCCGTTATGAGTGCCACAAATTTACTGAGCCTACACGTCAAGAATACGATGCGTAGGCTCTTAATTAGGGAGGAAGTAAGTAAAATGTCCTTACTTTCACACATACACTATATCACAGGTTGATAGTGGCTTTTAGTGGCGTGGATTCCAAATCACGTAAAGCTGCACCATGAATTCGATATACCCAACGGAGATCAAAATACATCTGCATCGCAATTTCTTCCCATTTCTGATTGAGCATATATCTGCGGTACAATACCGTCCATCGGTCATGGTCTTTCTCACAGCTAATCAGAGCTTCTGCTTTATCCTGCATATCCATTAACCGAATAAATTCCCGTGATGTTTTTGCTCTTTTTAATTCGAGTCTGCAGATCACCTCATCAAGCGATTTCACACTATTTGATTGTATTTTGTCACCTAATTGTGGAGATTTTAAAGAGATGACTTCATATTCAATTTCTTTCAGCCGTTCCTTACAAGCTTCTACCCGTGCATGCTGCCGCCGGACATCATTCAGGAATTCTTTAACGGTCATCATATGTACCCCTGCCTGAAATCACACATAGAGAACAAATCAGCAACCCTATACATGCACCAAAAATCATACCTAACACAAACATCATAATCTGAAACCTCCCTCTTTAATTACTTACGCTTTTTTTGAAAATCCCATGTATTTTTCATTACCCGGTAAATCTGCTGGGCACTAAACTGCCGAAACATATCATTCATTATTTCCTGAAATACATTCTTGGATGGCCATGTATCAGAAGATACACAAGGCTTAAACAAATACGGCCATCCGCTACCTGTTAATCCATAAGATGAATTCTCCTGTAAATAAGTTCCACAACCGCGAACCAAGAACAAATAACTGCAGAGATTCATATTTACAGCTTTAGCTTCAGTAAACATAGACAACCATATATCAGAATCCGACTGCGGCCAGGGATCCACAAAAATTTCACCGGCCATTTTCTGAATACCGGGAATGCAAGCCCGCCTTGCATTCATCTCACAGATTTTTAATAATTTCCATCTTTCCGTATCGAAACCCATCGTTGCGTTACACCTCTCTGCTACCGAACATTTGAACTATTTTTATAAGTAACACGTCAACGTGTTAACCGACTCGACTCTTAGAACACCTATAAAATCAAGTGTTTTGATATGGTTGACAATAGGTAACACGTTGACGCAAATAGGGTATGTGTTTTTTATAGACCCCCCTTATACCCTTCCTTATACCTTAGGGTAGGTAGGTATATTTCAACCAACTATATATATTTAACGTGTTAAACGTGTTACTTAATATATTTATACCCATTTTCTTTCGATGATATCTGACCAAAATCGGGTAACACGTTTTTCGGATTTACGTGTGACCTGCGTGTTACACCGGTTACTAAAAATTAATTAGAGATTATAATAACGCGGCATACTTTCCCCTGGTATTTGGTAAGTCTGGAGCTTCTACTCCATCCATCAGCACCTGTGGACGTTTCTATTTTCTTTTCCGTGGCAAATTCTTTAATCATTTTCTCGTAGCTGATACCTTCCTTGTCCATTGCCTCACGCAACGCGTTAGGGAATACGTGGGTCCTTCCTCCTCGGATAAACCCATAGAGGGGCGAAACGGTTTTCTGCATGCTGCTATAACTTTCGTTATCGAAATGGGCTGTATTGGCAGCCATCCAGTTTTGAACAAAATCCCACGCACGGTCTGTATCGGAAATTTCATGGATCGTCGGAAGGGATTTAAATACTTCTCCACCCATATACTCCGCCTGTGATAAAGCTGTCTGGAGATCCATACGCCACAACCACATTCCTGCAAGCACGTCAGCCGTCGTAATAAGCGCTACAGCGTCTATATGGACAGGGCTGTAATCGGCATACCGCGTAGATAGGTCCTGCCGGATACGGTTCCACACCTCGCCAGCCACTGGTCGGTTTGCAAGCAGCGCTTTAATGTACAGAGAACCCGCTAATCCATAACTGTCCATTTGATGAACCTGTTTAGCAAGTCCATCCGGAAGAACAGGATATGTATTGATTTCAAGGATTCGGTTCTTAACGCCGCGGACGGAATTTTCCCGGGTAAGCGGTTCTTCCCCGTTGGCCATACCGACGGTTCGCCAGTAGGCAGTCTTCTGCAGGCCCGTCTTGCTGGCGCGTCCCTTGCCTTTACCGCCTTCCAGCATGTAGACTACATATTCCAAATAATCCTGCTTGTCACGCCCCTGGCCTGCGACCTGCCGCTCGTTAATGGCCACAGGAAAATCAGAGAGCAGGGATAGGCGGCGTTCCAATCCGGCCTTGGTCGTGAGGAAACTGGTCATCATCCGGTCAGGATTCCCCCATACGCTCATGGCCATTTTCATGGCAGCCGTCTTCCCGCCGCCTGACGTACCCCAAAAATACAGAAGGAAATTCCGCTGGCGGAACAATCCCAGTAAAGGCGCCGCGAAGGATGCTGCCATAAGGAACCGGGCGAAGGTATATTTCCGGATTTCCCCGGCCAGCTGATACCAGCGTGACAATTCTCCGGCCGCCTGCATGGCTTCCGTAATATCCCCCTCGTCATCCATTTCAATCCGATAATCTGTATTAGACGGAAGGATAAATTCTTCACAATGCTTACGCCATCCCAGGCGGGATACGCTGTAGCACAAAGGGATTCTGTCTTGGTTCATGGCTTCCATTTGCTGTAAGTATTTCACAAGGTACTTGGCCGTTTCCGATGAAATATTAAGTCCCCAATCAGACAACTTGACGATGCTTCGGCTGGAAAATACGGTCGACCGCGGCTGTACCGTCCAGCGCCATTGGTTATAATATTTGAAGCATATTTCGACCTTTTCAGTATCTGTATCCATGTTATACAGCCGTGACGTCAGAACTACCGGAACGCCTGAGGCTGGATTTCTGATCACATCCCCGTCCATCCGTTCGCGGTATTCACACACACCGGTAGCGTCCACAGAAAAACCGGCAGGTATCCGAAGGTCTATCGGACAATCAGGAATGAGTGATTTTGTCGTTTTAGGGGCTTTAAATGTTCCTTGAGATGTAGATATCCTTTCCGTAGATGAGGACTCAACGTGAAAGCTTTTCCGGCGTTCCTCGGCAATGATTTTGGATAAGTCGTTAAGATTGATATGTCCTTTAAATCTTGCCTTGTGTTTTTGGAATTCCAAAGGCGCCTCTTTCTGAAGCAGAGCAAGCGCTCCAATAACTTCAGGGGTAAAAACCGTTTCAGGGTTTGGTGTCGTCACGGCCCGCAATGTGGCCATAGCACGGGGCACATTAGCCAGTGCCCATCCGGATGGACATTTAACAGGGCAGTTTTCACAATGTTTAAAGCCGAGCGTTTTCTGTATATACTCACATGTACGAGGGCTCATATTAGAAAGGACTTCCGCAATCTTGGCATCAGTTTTTTCTGCGCTGTATCGTTTATGATCAGCTTTGGATAGTTCATGACATGCCGCCGGTCCGTCAGAAGCTCTCGCCAGATTAGAAAGAGCTGCAACCCATTCATCATAAGTGATAGTATCTGCATCCAGTTCGCAATGCTGCAGAAATTTACAATTAGACAGCATCATGAAAGAGTTGCCATCCGTTTGGCGTCGTTCAAAGCCTTGCTTGCGATCAGAAAGCAATTGAGGTGTTTCGACCTGTAAAGATGCAAAATCTTCATAACGGTAACGGAGATCCGCGTATTCAATCACTTCACAAAGCATCGGATTTTCAGGATCCTTAAAATTCCACGTATAAGGCACCCTGAGGATACGTGATAAATCAGCCGTCGCGTCAATTTTCCAGCCGTTGGCCACCGCATTATTCCTTATAATTTGCTGGAGCTTGCGGACAGCATTGATGACTTCCGCCCGATTTTCGTCATTGATTATAACGGGGTCTTTAAGCAGCCAGTAAGCATGAAGCCCGTGCCCGGAAGACACAATGATAGACGGTGGGTACTTTTCCGGTAGTAACCCCATTGCTTCATCAACGGATTTCGGAAGATTTCCCGCTTTATGTGCTGCAGAATCCACGATATCAATATCTACCCAGAGGCAGGCAATAGATGTAACATTCTGTTGCTTAGCGCGAAGATCAGCAGGAAGAGGATCGGCCGTTGTCCCCAAAGAAAAATAGACATCCTTCCGCATGCCGGAAAGCATTCGTGCCATGTTCCATATTTTTTTAGAAACTCCGGGGTCCAATAGGTATGAATGAGTTGTCTTGTCCTGTTTTGTCCAAAGATACACATATCCATGGCACCCTTTGTATATCTCTTCAAAAAAATCAAGTTCCGTCATAGCTGTTTACCGGAAAGAATCTGTTCTGCATCTTCACAGGACCGGGCGATTCCCGCGCGGGCTCCCCGCTCCTGCAAATAGTCAAGCATGTTCCGCTGTACCGGGCGCACCTTTCCGTCCGGTTTCTTGATTTCAATTCCGCAAAAGACTGCTATTTCCTTCCCAACCATACCAGGAGTAACAGTAATTGTACGGAAACCAAATAAATCGGGAAATCCCGCCGGTAAGCCCGTAGAAAATCTCCGGGCTCCGTAAATGGTCACTGATCTTGCGCTGCTTTTATGTACAGTTCCCGTCCATCCGCTGCCTACATTAGCGCGAAACATAGTTCCCAGCTTGTTTTCTGATATATGTAAACGAATTAAATTCTGTAATTCATGCTCAGTCATCATAATCACCTCTATTTATTGAAACTAAACGGATTGCCGGATCCCTTTGATTTCCATCATCTTTCGTACCCAGCCAAATTTATAGCCCCGCCGGAGAGCGATATCTTCCAAATCCTGCCGACTTCTGGCCCGTCCGACTTCTTGACGCTTCCGCTTTTTCTCCAGCAGTTCCAGGCTGTCAATTTTCGCCAGCGTTCCCGCTTCTTCTTTTACTTCCCTCTCGGCCACAGGCGGCACATATCCGCAGTAAGGGCAGGTACGCTGTGCCGTCATCCACACCTGATAACATTTCGGACACTGATGCATAGATATTTCCCGTATCCGTTTCTTTTTAGGTTTACTGTCCAGCGTCCATTCCTGCAGCGCATTAGGAAGGCCATGACGGAAACAGTTTCCCACATGGTCAATAATAACGGCCACCTTGGAAGGATTATCAGGATCGGGACGAAGCGGACGCATAGACTGCTGGATAAACAGTGTCAGGGACGCTGTCGGCCGCGCCAGAATCACCGCTTCCATCCCCGGTACGTCAAACCCTTCTCCCAAAAGATCCACATTGCATAGAACACGGAGTTTTTTGCGGCGGAAATCGGAAATAATCCTGTCCCTTTCCGCCTTGTGTGTTTCTCCGTCCACATGGGCTGCGGATATCCCGGCCGCCCGGAATTTTGCCGCCGTGTGCTCACTGTGCTTACGAGACACGCAGTAACAGACCGTCTGCCGGCCGTCTGCCAGCTTTTGGTAATTAGCAACAATATCCCCCACGAGGGCATCATCGTCTACAGCACGTTCCAATTCGGACTTCACATAATCTCCGAATTGAATACGTACTGATTTAATATCCGCCTTGGATGGCGGCGCATAATAGTTATATTTGGACAGATTCCCCCATTGGATCAGCTCATCTACAGACGGTCCCATAACAAGAGATTGAAAAATATCTCCCAGTCCCTTGCCGTCAAGCCTTGCAGGTGTAGCCGTCACACCAAGCGTCATCGCCTGAGGGAATGCCTCCATGATTTTCTTCCACGTTCCTGCTGTCGCATGGTGTGCCTCATCAATAATGATGAAATCAGGCGACGGAATACGGGATAGCCGTCGCGCCACCGTTTGGACGGAACCAATCTGCACGGATGACTCATAATCAGCAGGTACACCGGCAGAAATGATACCGTGCCGGATATTCATTGCTGTAAAAGTGCGGTCAGACTGGTCGATGAGTTCCCGGCGGTGAACCAGGAACAGTACCCGTTTATTAACCAGTGCCGTTTTTCCCGCCATCCAGCCAACTACAACAGTTTTTCCTGCCCCGCATGGGGCGACGGCACAGACACGCTGAATGCCCGAAGAAAAATCTGCGGCAATCCGGCTGATCAGATCCGTCTGGTAACTCCGCAGATTAAACATAGTATTAGGCCTCCCACGGAGCGGTGCCCGGGACAGCAATATTCATGCCCGGCAGCGTCTGTGGTGCTGCTGTCTGTACAGGCGGTACGGTAGCTGCCGGCTGCCGCG